TGCCACGGAACGTGGACGCTGGAGTGCAACCCCTCTGAGGTGTACCCGAACGACCCCGGCATGGGCACCCCACTTCTGGTGATCGCGCCGAACGGCGAGACCAGCACGCTGGCTTGCACAATGAGTGAGGGTGTGATCAGTGGCGACGACCAGTCCGTCCCCGCCCCGGTGATGCGCTGGTTGGCTGAGATCGAGGGCGACGCTGAAGTGTACGTCTACGGTGAGCAGTCATGAACACCATCATCATTGAGACCTACGCTTCCTACCGTATCAAGTTCGGCGTGCGTGACAGTATCCGCATGACGGCAGCCGATCACGGTCTAAGCACGGTCGATATCTGCGAGACGCTGGGCTTCAACCCCTGCGAAATCTTCACCTCACCGGTTTGAACATAATCAGCGAGAAGCAGTTCACAGAATAGCAATCAGGGCTTGACTCCTAATCGGTGGTCAGTTAAGATGTACCACATTGGATGAACGGATTGAGGAGGAAACCATGCGCAACACACTGACACTGATCGCTCTGCTGGTGACTTCGGTCGCCAACGCCGCGCAGCCTGCCGGTGCCGTGGTTGATACCTCAGTCGCCTTTGAGAGTGTTGAGGCTGCCGCGACCGCTGGTGAGGTGGCTGCCTACGCCGCCAGCCAGTCAAAGGAGTTTGCCGGTGTCATCGTGAACATCGACGGCAAGTTCTACATCTCTACTCCGGTGTCGTCTGGTCAAGAGGGTCACTTCAGTCTTGCCATTCGCCTTACCGCGAGCCAGCATCTTGTGGCGCTGTATCACTCGCACCCCTCGAATGGTTCGGCTGATGGGATCAAGAGCCAGTCGTTCAGTTCAGATGATGTGACGGTTGCCAAGACCCTGAAGGTCACAAGTTACATCGGCGTGCAGTATGACCACACACTCCGCGCGTTCACCCCCGGTGTCACCCATGCCAGCCTTGGCGTGTCGGATGGTGACGTGATCGGTAAGTTTTAGACGCGACTAATAGCCCCGTAGCCAGCAGGATGGTCGTAGGCCATGCCCATGTAGCCACTGGCTGATTGCTCGCTATTACGGGCATCCAGAAGCGCTAGGAGACTACTTCCACCCCCGCCCCCGCCACTAGGCACAGCGACCTGTGTCTCCTTCATCGGCTGGATAATGGGCTGAATGACCATGCCGGTTCTGTTGTCCTTAAGAGCACTATTCTCGGCAGACTGCTTTTCCATCTTGGTGGCATTATCAGATGTCAATGCCTTTGATTCTGGACGCTGAACGACATTGTGTTTTTCATACTTGTCATCTATCCAATAAGGTCTCTTCCTTCTCACTGCCTCATCATAAGACTTCGGAAGAGACTCAATCATACCGTCGTCGTACTTCTGATCGTAGAACTTTTGTTTGTTGGCTCGCGTGGTCTGATCTCTTTCGTGATCGGCGTCCATCTCAGTGGTGTCTTCTCCACTAACAGTTGCAACAGTCTTGCCTATTGCGTGGCCGACAGACTCCAACACCCCACCGACCTTATTCTTGGTCTCACCGCTTGGGGTCAATCTCTCAATCAGATCCCCTATCTTCTCGGTGGCCCAGCTACTGAACTTCTCTATTGAAGTGAATACAGTCTTGACTGTTTCCCAGATCGAATTGGCAACAGTTAGGATCGGACCAAGAAATGGTCTCAGAGCGGCAAGTAGAGCCACGACTATCAAACCAATATATGATTCACTACCAACACGTTTGATACCGTCTTCGATACGATGGAGTTCACCCATCACCTTATCCTTCCACGTGAACTCGTCTTTTTCAGTCTCCCTCTTAGCCTGACCTTCAGCATCCTCTTTCTTCTTCTGGGATAGTTGGTCAATTGGGATACCACCACGGACAGCCTTCACAGGTGAGACAACAGAAGGTGTATCAACGGCAGCAGGAGATGAGGTGGTAGGAGCAGCAGTAACCACTGGTGGAGGAGTATTCTCCTTGATCGCAGCAGCCGTGACCTTTGCAGCATCATGGGCTGCAACACGGTCAGCTGAAGATTTCAGAGCATGCTTAACCTGATGTTCGGTTGTCAATCCACGTGGTAGAGTTGACAGTCTCTCTTTGATCTCCTTCATATCATAACCAAGGACTTTGAGCGCCGCTACGGCATCGCTCAAATCTTCTCTAACTGCCTTAGCCACTGCTTTTGGTGCTTCAACCTTGACGGCAGTGCTCTGTTTAACAGCATCTGATAGTTTGGTGACCTGTTCGGCCAGTGCGGTGACAGGCTGAGCCTGTTGGACACGCTCAGCCTTTGAGGCATCGAAGTTCACCAGTGTCGCCGCAGCCTTCTCCTTGGCCTTATCACTGGTCAAGAAGCGTGAGACCTTACCACCCAGATTCTCACCCAGCGTGTTACGAAGAAGGCTACTCTTCATGTTTCCCAATACACCACCGCCACCGGTCTCAAGGGTCTGACGAGCATTCTGAAGGCCCTTAGCCTCTTTACGTGCGTCGCTGTAACTCTTGCCCGGACTCTGGGACTTGATCCTGAGAGCCATCTCATTCAGAGAGACGCCAGTCAGGGTAGAAGCACCAGCACGGGTGTTATAGACCGGACGCTTGGTGGCTGGCTTCTTTGGCGCAGCAGGAGTCTTAGTAGACTTCTGGATCTGTGCCAACTGGTCTTGAATGTACTCAACATCGTCCTTAAGAGATGCGACATCGCGGCCAGTGCCACGTGTCTCTTTCTTAATAGAGCGTACGTCGGCACCGACATCTGAAATGTCATCTATTACGACTTGTTGATTGGTCTTGTCATCCATTAGCGCTTAACTCTGCGTTCAGCTTCCAGCTGTTTAATACGTTCGTTCTCTTCCTCCACCTTTTGCATTAGCATGGTCAGGTAGAGTTCTCTTTCCCAAGGCATCACATTATCGAAGAAGTCAGGATCCATCTTATGATGGTACATCAAATTGAAATTGATCCTATAGTAGTTCTTCAAATCTTCATCACCAAAACTTAGACGAAAAAATCAGACAGTCCCTCCAGAACCATCTCATGTGCATAGTTGCACTTGACACAGTTCTTACGAATCGTCTTCTTAATTGTAGGTGCGTTCGACACGAAACTCTTCAGAAGATTATACTTGTCTTCTGGTAGGTCCGTAACGAACTTCTGTACTTCTTCAACTGATGCATCGGCCACATTGTGGCGTCCGTTGGCATCAAACACGTAATCGATACAACCAGCCATCACGATGAACTCAGCCTCAATACTGCTTTGGTTCTTCATGATAAGGTTCAATAGATCAAAGGATGGATAATGCATGTGCACACCAATGTCCTTGGTGATCATGATTACTGGATTACCTCCACCACCTTCAGGCTTGACCTCAAGAAGATCTACTTCATCTTCTAGGACCATACCGCAAGGCTTGCCTTCAAACTCATTGGTGCATTTGAAGTAGACCTTCATCTTCTCACCCATTGAACGTGCACGTAGGTGCAGGAACAGGTGGGTTAGATCTGACAACGGCATCGCTGCGATGTCTAGGTTTGCCGGTGCCACGATGCAGTTGTGTACTATCACCTTTAGAGCATCGACAACTGCGTCAATGTTCTGTGTATTGTGTGCCATCATCAGGATCTTCTGTTCCTTCACTAGGAAGGGACGGTAGGTCACTTGACCGATGGACAAATCCACTGTGTAAGTGGGATGTTCAATCTTCGGGAAACTCATGATATACCTCTCATGTTATAGTTTGATTTTGAATGCTGCTAAAGAAGCACCGGCAGCTGTGCCAGCAACCTGTCCAAAGAACTTGATAGCAGGGTTGCCTGTGTTGTTAGTCTGGTTGTTGATAGGAGATGCCGCCGCTGGGGCTAATGTGACATTGCCACCAACAGCACGACCGAAGTCAGTTGTTGGAACGCTGGCAGTCGTCGCATCACTTAACCACTTGCGGAAGTTGAAAGTGACGACCAGCTTATGTGGCTGATCACCACTCCAATCGAGTGAAAGTGGGCTGATGGATGTTGGAATAGCATCAATCAACTGGGCTGTGTAGATCACTTGGCCATTGGCATTGAACTGGTTGATGAAGATTGGGGCTTCGTAGAGACTGTTACCCTGTGGGTCCAGCATATAGGTCACAAGGCCAGAGTTCGAAGGTACCATGACATCCAACCAACGGTCGAAGAGTCTCTTCTCCCACATGTCACCTGTGCAGATGAATGTAAAGGTAGCCTGACCGTATTGGTTCTGGTGAGGAATACGTTTGATGAAACCGTAATGGCGGTATTCAATCAAGTTGATATCACGGCTTGGTAGTTCTGCTGATTCGCACTGTAGGGTCAACTCCTTGAGAGTTACACCCGATGCCTTTTGAATGACATCTGGGACCATGATGACGACGTTGAACTTATCACTCTTGGCCAATTCGCCATGAGCAGACAAGTTGGTTCTGAACTCATCAATGTTGAACATTGAAGGCAGTGGACCAGAGTCACCAAGACCAAGCAGGTTACGTAATTGATTGGTAGCAAGGCCAGAGATTTCCGCAGAAGCCTGACTTGCTAGACGTGATGCCAACTGATTGGCAATGAGATCGAATATGGCCATTTTACCTTACCAAGGACGCCCTTTCTTGAATGATTGCAATGGTAGGTTCACAACCCTTACCCATTGCTCTGGATTGATCTCTAGAAACGGAGATCTAACGTGTGTGTAGAGATATCTCTTCAAACAATTCTTGTAGCCATCGAAGCGGGCGACACCCTTCAGCAATTCGTAGGTCAACAGAAGACTGGATTTCGCATTGAGGTTCTTGTCGCTCTTCATCGAAAGTAGCTGGTCGAACATGATCTTGCGCTGGAACGGTGGCAAGTAGTGTAAATTCAGACCTAAGAATCCATCATCGTAATACTCGATAGGAATTGTCAGAGGGAAGATATCGTAGTGGGGAAGGATATCCTTCAACTTTGGATCGTAATAGTAGCAACAGATACGACCAATGGTTGGCTGCTTGACAATTGTACCGATGCCAGCCTTCTTCAGTTCAGCCTTGTTCTGTTGGAAGGCACGGATTACGTCTCTGTACCACCAGACCGACTTCTTCTGCTCTTGTAATTGTTGTGCCATAGCCGTATTTATTTGCGCTTCGGTAATCCGAAGATATCGTTCTCGGTGAGAATTACATACTGCCAACCACGGTCGGCACAGTAGGCTTCGGCCGCTCTCTTCTTGGATTGAATCACTTCGTAATCCAACACGTCATGGAGAAACTTCTGGGTGACTCTCTTCTTGGGTACTGGGGCTATCAACTTTGATGCAGGCTTAACCTCAACGACTTGTACCTTGGTGTTGCCATCTGCCAACTTCACTTGGAGTACAAAATCAGGGAAGTATCTGTGTATCTCTTGATCCTTGGGTGAGCGGTAAGGAATGATGAGTTCTTCGCTGTTCCACTTGAGAATCCTGTCGTCCTCATCGAACATCACCATGCATCTTCGCTCCCAGAGAGAACGGAACACAATGCGGCTACTGTCTCCATGGTACTTGGCCGGGTTCTTCGGAACAAACAAACCCTTATATTTGCTCTTATAGGACATTCAAGAATTCCACATAAATAACGAGACTAGACTCTAACATGGTATTTATCCCGTGCCAGCGAACCTTCTGTCCGTTTCAGTTGCTCCCCTCCCAGATGCCGAAGTCGCAGGATTCGGTCCATATTCTGTGCTACAGAGTGATCCATATAAGATCGGACAACTTCAATACCCTCTAGAAGGATTGGGTGATGATGAAACGCCGCACTACATGACGTTCAATATCAACATTCCAACGTCATCAAAGTACGCAGTTAACAACGGCACCAACAGTAAGGGTCAGGCGATCAAAACTGGGGATAACCAGAGCACATCACAGATTATCTCAAAGTTCGTTCCTCAATCAGCAATTTCTGGTCCTAATACCAAACAGGCTGAGACTGGTGCAGTTGTTACTACGCTCATCGGCGCTACCCAAGGCTCACTGGTTTCTTCTGGTGTTGGTTCAGCAGCCGCTTTTGGTGCAGTAAAGGGAATTACACTAACACCAAAGACACAACGTATTACAACTGCGATTCACCTCTACACACCAGAGACCTTGTTGGTTCAATACGATCAAGTGTGGAATGAAGTCTCATTGACGCAAGCATTGGGTCGCTTTGGTAAGTTCACCGCTGCTGGTGGTAAGGAACTGATGTCTGAGATGGCATCCAAGGGTCACCAGTTATTTGACATGGGCACCAATCTTGTCACACAGGGTAATGTCCCATCAGTGTCTGAATTTCAGAAACTTCTGCATTTTAACAGCGCAGCAGGTGCTGAACTGGCAGCCCAAGTTGCAGAGCAAACTGGTGTTGCTGGTCCTAACTTTGCTGACCTTGTGCTTCGTTCACAGAACAAGGCCATCAACCCCAAGAACGAAATGTTGTTCCAAGGAACAAGTAACCGTCGTTTCAACTTCGTATTTGATTTCCAACCTCGTAGCCAGAAAGAAGCGTATCAGATCTATCAGATCATCCGTACCTTCAAAGCGTTCGCAGCCCCAGAGTATTCTACTGAGGGCGCTGGCCGTTACATGATTCCACCAGCAATCTTCGATATCGGCTTCTTCTTCAAGAACGCAGAGAATCTAGCATTGCCACGTATCTCCAGTTGCGCACTTGTCAACATCTCATTGGACTATAACCACTCTGCTCCGTTTGCTACGTTCAATGATGGTTTCCCTGTACATATCAATATGCAGATGGAATTCCGCGAGATCGACATCATCACTCGCGAACTCATCCAGAAGTATGGTTTCTAATCATGCAATATTTTGAGCAATTCCCGTCAGTCCTGTATACGTTTGACCCGGCGAACAATAGTTTCCAGTTGGTCACGAACATCTTTGCGCGCGTCAAGTTCTTGGATGTCATCCTCGCCAACACGCTGGTCTATTATCCATACAGTGTACAGGATGGCGACACACCTTGGTCAATAGCTGACAAGTATTACGACGACCCACAGCGCCATTGGATCGTCCTATTCGCCAACAAGATAGTTGATCCATACTTTGATTGGCCATTGACTACCAATGATCTCAATGCACAGATCGTCCAGAAGTTTGGTTCATTGGCGAATGCACAGGCGACATTAGATCACGTGGAGAAGCAAACCACGATCACCTCCGCTTTGAATGGCCAAATCAATGTCAGCTACGCCAATGTGACATTGAACTCAGCCTTCACATACAACTTCTCAAGTCATCAGGTACAGGCACAGGCTCTTCCTACGGTCGGTCAGACCATCCCTGCTGGTACTGTCACCTTCGGTGGTCCAGATGGGTCTGTAGTCACACAGGTCAGTAACTTGGTTGGTATTGATGCCTATGCCGCAGCAATCACCAGTAATGAAGCGAAGAGAATTATCAAACTTCTAGACAAGAGATATGTTTCAGTAGTAGAGAGTCAACTTACTTCACTACTAGCGCAGTAACATCATGGCAGAAGATACCAGACAACCAACCGGTCTGATTGCATCCAGTGACTATAAACTTACAACGCTAAGCATTATCACTTCCACGGGCGATCTTGTTGATGTTAAACCCATCATGATCGAATTGCATCTCTACGAAGACATCTTTGGCTCTTGTATGACCGGTTCGATGATCCTTGGTGATGGTGCCGACATCATCTCAAGTTATCAACTTCACGGTAATGAGTTCGTCATCCTGAGCGTTGACAAACCATCGTTGAACCAACCGATCACGAAGACCTTCCGCATCTTCAAGATATCCAATCGTCGTATGGACGAAACGGCTCTCCAGAACTACACGATCCACTTCTGCTCAGAAGAACTGATCCTCTCAACCCAATCATCACTCTCAGTTTCCTACAAGGGAATGAGAATCAGCGATATGGTGAAGGATATCCTGAAGAATAGATTGCTGACCAGCAGTACTAAGATGGGTGGCATCTTCACTAACACCACCGGTAACTTTGATCTCATCGTGCCACGTATGCAGCCATTGGAAGCCATCGGCTGGATGACCCCCAAGGCATACAACGCTAATGAGAATTTGTTCATGTTCTTTGAGAACAGAGATGGATTCAACTTCACCAGTTACGAGAACCTGTTGAAGATTCCACCATACAGCACCTATGTCCGTATCGCCAAGACCAATCAGGATCCAGCACAAAACATGTTCGGTTACAACGAACTCATTGTTGGTCAGGATTTCGACATCATCAAGTCAATGCGATTCGGCACCTATGCAACCTCATTGCTTACCGTAGACACACTGAATCGTAATCTCTCCGGGTTCACCTTCGGCTATAAGCAGATCAACGCCAAGACGGGATTACTCAACCACAATCTGCCAGACAGTGGTTTGAAGAATCGTTTGGGATTCGGCCTCAGTGATTCTAAGTCAAGTATGATCAAGATGATGCCATCGACTGATAGTGATCCTTCGACCAACCCAGCGAACATCAAGAACTGGATGGCACAACAGATCGCACGCTTGGGACAGGTCAATCAGTTCAAGATGACGATGGCACTCCCCGGCGACGTGTTACTAAAGGCTGGGCGCGTGGTTACCGTGGCCTTCCCTAAGATGCAGCCACAGGACAAGAGTATCGTCACGGACAACATGCGCACCGGCAACTATATGATCTCTGCCATCCGTCACACCTTCAGACAGGATGTCATGGCATCAGTCGTTGAATTGGTGTCCGATAGTGTAGGTGTTGCATTGGCCGGTGCACAGAATGGAAATGCTGGCATACAAGCATTGGTGAAGAAGTAATGTTAGACAAGAATAGCATGGGTATGGATGGGTTCACTTGGTTCTTCGGTATTGTCGAAGACCGTCAAGACCCTATGAACCTTGGGCGCGTTCGCGTTCGATGCTTTGGTTGGCACGACGACGACTTGACTTCCATCCCAACAGACCACCTCCCATGGGCACAGGTTATCACTTCTGGTACTGATCGTCAGTTTGCCACACCACGTGAACAGGACATGGTGTTCGGTTTCTTCGCGGATGGTCGTTACGGTCAACAGCCATTCATTCTTGGAATCGTCAACGGCAAGTTCGCGATGCCGAACAACCCCGGTAAGGGCTTCAATGACCTTCGCCCCCAGACTGCTCTTGAGACCGCACCACGCTTCATCCAGAGCGCCCAGTACAAGACAGACGGCTCAGGTATTAAACTCACAGAGAAGAAACAAGCCCAGCGTCACCCTAACGATCTCGAACTAAACAACCCAACTATTACAGGCGTGGCCTTCAACAAGCCAGCCAATACGGTCGTCCAGCAGCGTCAGAACAACCTAGACACCGGGGTAACCACGGCAGCAGGCCAGACTTGGAGTGAGCCTAAGCCAGCCTATGCCCCCGTATACCCCTACAATCAAGTCTACGCCTCTGAGAGCGGTCATGTCATCGAAGTAGATGACACCCCCGGTCATGAGCGTATCGCCTTCCAGCACCGCTCAGGATCGTTTATAGAGTGGTATCCATCTGGATCAGTGGTCCAGAAGATCACGAATAGCCGTTATACGGTCATAATGGGTGACGACAACCTCCACGTGATGGGTAAGTGCAGAATTACAGTTAGTGGGGATGCCTTCATCAAGGTGGTTGGTGATACCAATCTTGAGGCCGACGGCGACCTGAACGTCGGCGTCGCTGGTGATGGCAATTTCACAGTCGGCGGTGACTTCAATCTCAAGGCTGGCGGTGGTGTCAACATTCAGGCCGCTGGTGGTGACATGAACCTTAAGGGCACGAACATCAACGCACAGGCCGACTCCAGTGCAAGTCTACAGGCCGGTCAGACTGTCAACATTCAAGCAGACGAAGTGCTCACTGGCGGTGGTAGTTATGCCTCAATGGTCGCCGGAACAGTTCAGTTGGATGGCTATGTCACAGTCGATCAGGGTGGCAACCACCCAC